CCACGGTCCACACCCGCTACGCCGGCAAGTTCACGGCGTCGAACTACGCTCGCTCCACCGGCTTCGTCGAGTCCAACGCGACCTCGACCGACGTTCCCGTGACTCTGGTTGACCAGAAGCACGTCACCGTCGCCTTCACCGACTACGAAGTGGCTACGCTGTCCCTCGACCGCCTCAAGCGCCTGTTCATGGCTCCGATGGCGAACGCCGTCGTCAAGTCCATGTTCGACCAGGTGCTCACCAAGGTTGATGGCGACTTCGCCGCTGGTTATTCCGGCGCCCAGTCCGACTTCAACCGTATCGCTGTCTCCAACATCGCCAAGAGCCTGACGCTCGCCAATCTTCCCCAGGAAGGCCGTTCGGCGCTCGTCTCTCCCGACGCCTACCAGCAGCTCATCTCCGACCCGGTGATTGCGCAAGCCTTCTCCATCGGTACGACTGACGTAATCCGCGGCAACCGCCTCGGTATGATCCACGGCATTGACTTCTTCGAATACAACGGCTTCGACGCCGATGGTATCGAAGAAGGCCTCAACGGTGTCGTCTCCTGCCGCGAAGGTTTGGTCGTCGTGACCCGCGTTCCTGCCGCCCCGACCACGGGCGGTGGCGAACAGACCATCGTGACCGACCCGGACAGCCAGTTCTCGTACGCTCTGCGCTACTGGTACGACTGGTCCGCTGGTCTGCACAAGCTGTCGGCTACCTGGCTCATCGGTTCCGCGAAGGGCAACCCCGACGCGCTCCAGAAGGTCACGTTCACGTCGTAATCGCTTTCGTAGGGCTAAGACCCTACAACGCGCCAATGCAGAGGGCACCTCTATCGTGGGGGTGCCCTCCCTTTTTTTGACCTACGGCGAAAGACGTGGCCTCAATCTTCGACGATTTCATCGCTGACGCTCAGGCCATCTTGGACGAGGTAGGCAAGGATGTGACCGTCAAGGTGCCGCCTTCCGGTAGCCCGGTATCCTTCAAGGCCATGATCACTCAGCCCATGGTCCTTCAGGACATGGACACGGGTGGCTTTCTTAATCAGACCACCTTTGAGGTGAAGTTTCTGCGGACCGATTTCACGGCCAATCCTGGCGTCATCGCCTATGGCCATATCGTCACCTACTCAGGTCAGGAGTACCGTATCGTCGCCTTGGCTGACCGCCCGCCGTCCGCTTGGGTCATCGCGCGGGTCCAGACCAAGGTTCAATGATTGTACCCGGCTACAACGGCGCGAGCGTAGGGATTAACGTAAAAGTGGACGCTGAGGGCTTTAAAAGGCACCTTCAGGTCTATGCTGAAGTCATGGGTGGGTCCACGGCTCGCATATTGCGCCGCCAAGCCCGTTTGTTCTGTCAGGACATGATAGACTATACCCTGCCCGTTGAAAACGGCCCAGGGACCGGCTCAGGGGGTACAATGGGGGCAAAGAAGATTACCGAGAACAACGTCCAGCAAGACATTGATCTGGTTTTCGCCCCCCTAGGGTATGCCTCGATGAAGTCCGTGGCCAATCTAGGCAACCAAGGGGTATTTAGCGCTTGGCTGCGGGAACGTAAGGCCATGCCCACGGTAGTCCTGCCTGACTTCCTCAAGGATATGGACATGTTTGATGGGGCCAACCAGTTCCCTGCCTTCCAGAAGTTCGCCTCAAAGCTGAAGAACGACAACGGTAATGACAACCTGACCATGGTCTATTCAGGCAGCGTCAAGACCCTACACGAAGCCGCCCGTGGAGGCCCTAGGAACTATGCCACTAGCCCCAACGTAGGCCCCGGTAAGACCTACTTCATCGCTGACTACAACATGAAGGTGCCCGCCTACATTAAGCAGGTCCAGAAGCGTGTCGGCAAACTGAAGGCTGGTTGGTACACGGCCGGCATGCGCCTAAACATGGGTAACGTCAGGGCCCCCAAGTGGGTGGTAAACAACCAGTGGGGCACTGGGATCATGGACGACCAACTGGACAACGCTTTGACGCCTTCCGTCACCGTAGGCAACTCAGCCCATAAACGCCATACGGAGATGACCAGAGACGGTATATCCTGGCTATGGTACAAACTCGCCATCTTCCACCGCGCTTATTCAATGCGCGTTGAAATCCTCAATAAGCTCATCAAACAGGGCAAAGCCCGTAAGATTTGGGAGTTATCCAAGCCAGGGGGTCCGCTAGAAGGCGGTTATTTTTTCAATCCATGAGCAACGCCATCCGTTCAGTTATCGAGGACAAGGTTTCGGCCTACTTCTCATCCGTGTTCACCGGGCCCGATTTCGTGCCTGTACACAAGGGTGTGACCGACGAAACCCGCGTCCTGCCCCTAATCATCGTCTATTCCGACTCGGCCCGCCCGGACCCAGCCCTAGGCGCCAACCCGCTTGGCAACTACCGCATCGCCCTAAAGGTGTTTGTTTATAGCTCGGCCGACGACGAGACGCTGGAGGTCCATAGGGCCCGCGTTGATGCCGTACACGCCCTGATGGCCGACCTACCTGCCCTTCAGGCTTACTGGGGCCCAGGAGAAGGTGATCTATACTCCGCATGGATTGTGGCTGACGACGAGGCCATGAGCCAGCGTAGGTACGGTAATGCCATTGAGTTTGTGTGTGTGGCCGTCCTGCCTCCGGCGGTTTGACATGAGGCAAATGGCATAAACCTATGGCTCTACCTGTCACCAAGGGCACTGCCCACATCTTCGGCCTCCTTGGCACCGGTGGGCTCGTTTTCACCGTCCAGTCCGACGACGTTACCAACCGCCCGGCGCTTGATATTGAGGTGAAGGACGAGACTGGTCGCGTTATCACCAACCGACTGGACGACCTTCGCATCGAAATCAACGTCGAAGGCATCCTGCTGGCCGCCGCTACCCTTCCTGACATTGGCGCTACCTTCTCCTATAACAGCGTTAACTACATCATCAAGGAAGTGACGGACCGCGGTACCAATCAGGACTTCCGTAAGCTTGGTATCCGGGCTGTCAAGTACCAGGAAATCACCTAAACGACCCGGCTGATGAACAGCCGTTTCGCCAAGGCAGTCGCGTACAACCCCAAGAGCCGAAAAGTCCTTGGGCGTACGCTTTTGCCGATTTGCATGCGTCACCGGGTGGTGCTTGAGTACTACAACTCTCCGTTCGTCACCGGAGACGAGCCAACCGTCGAGGACATTGTTTTTGCGGTACGCGTTATGGCAACGCTGGACAAGGATGAGATGCACCGTGGGCCTAACGACGTAGAGGCCACCTATGTTCTCATGATGGAAAAGAACGATGAGATGAAGGAGTCCGTCATCGAGCTCATCCGCGATCACATCAACGAGAACTCAAACTGGCCAATCTTTTGGGAAAAGAAGAACGCCGGCCATGCCACTGGCATCCCTTGGCACATGCTGGTCGTGGCCAACCTTGTCCGTAATGGCATGCCATACGAGCAGGCCTGGACAATGCCTGAGTCCGAGGCAATCTGGCTGTACACCTGCAACCTAGTCAGCGAAGGTACCGATGTTCGCGTCGTATCCGACGAGGACAATGACTTTATGGCCGCGCACTTGGCTGCGGTCGAGGAACTGAAGAAACAGGAGGCAGAACAAAACAATGTCTGATGACGTAAAAGTAACTTTCAGCGCCGACACCAGCCAGGTGTCGCGTGCAATCCAAACCATTGGGGGAGGCGGTGGCGGTGCCGGCGGTGGGGGCCGTCCCCCGCCCTCCTTGCCACCTCCTAGCGGACCTCTTGGACCTGCGGGCCCAGGTGGCCGTCGTCGTAGGATGATTGACCTAGGTTTTGTTGACGCTGAGACTGTTGGTGGGGGTGGAGGCAAAGGTAAAGTACCTGGTGCTAGTGCTGCTGCTGATGACGGGAAAGAAAAGTTCCTGCCGTCGTTTGGTCAGGCTGTATCTGCTTTGCGAGTTGTCGGAAGCTTTCTGAACGACTCTATTGAATACGCGGCAAAGGTTAAACTTGCTTCACTTCGTAGCGGTCAGTCCGTTGAGAGCATCCAGCGCCTTACCAACGCGGCCGTCACCCAGGGCATCTCTTTTGATGATGTGACTACAACTCTTACCGAAGGCAATCGCCGGCTCGGTCAAGGACTTGTAAACGGTGGACAAGTACAGCTTGGCCTAAATCGCCTTGGCGTATCCATGGAGCAGATCAGGAACAAGAGCGTCAGTGCTAGTGAGGTCCTGATGAAGATGGCCGACCTCTACAAGCAGACCGGCGACGACGTGCAAATGGCAAACCTTGGCGTTAGCGTATTCGGCAACAGTTTCACGTCTCTTATCCCGATGCTCAAGCAAGGTCGTGAAGCCATTAAAGCACTCGGAGATGGGGCCGGTATTCTTAGCAAAAGTGACATTGAAGATGCTGCTCAGGCTAAAGTTGAAATCGAGCGTACCAAGAAAAGCCTTCAACAAGGAGGTGTCGTCGTAACAGGTTTCTTTGCAAACTGGTTTGATACAATCAAAAAAGACCTTGCTTTCAGCGCTGTTGGTGCGTTTAGCGGACTTGAGGGAAAATCAGATGTAATGGCAGCTCGCGCGTATTATGGACGTTTTAGCGGTGAAGGTGAAACCATTCGTGATTTTGCTATTTCAGAACGAAATAAACTTACTGATCAGATGAATATAGATTTAAATAACCCTGGAGTCTATGGAGACTCTGGAAGGAAAATCGTATTGGAAGCCAATGAAGATAGGATGCGTGTCGTTAATGGTTTGGTAGAGTTAGCCAATCGAGACGCTAAAAACAAAACCAACATGCCTGGCTTCCAAGCCGGCCAGATGGCTTGGGCTACTTCCTTGCAGGCTATGGGCGGTGGCGACGTGCTTTCCGCGATGGCGCAGAACCCTCAGC